AACGTAATGGTTAGAATCTTAAATACTACAAAAGGCTGGTGTTATCAAAGTAATACTGAGGTAGCATACTATAAGACACTCCATGAAGTGATGGCTGCTGCCTATGCAAAAGAATTTAAGAGTCCAGGTAATTCAAGACCTATACGCTGAAGTTAGAAAGTCCAGAACAGGAGACTTATCCAGGGCTGTAGACTTTCTAAAAAAAGCTAGAGAAGTACATCAAGGTAAATCGAGCCAAAGAAAACAAGCTAGAAAAAATTATGTAAAATCTAGACTTGATAAAGCCGATTTGCCTTTTTGGTGGTAAAGTAGTACAAGAGAGACTTATTTAATGGCACTGAAACACGGAAACAAAAATTATTACCAAGTTTTGATAGATCCACATAGATCAAAACTTATAGAAAAAGCAGCAGAACAAAAGGGAATGAAGGGTACAGCCTGGGTTAGAAAGGCTGCATACAGTCAGTTAGAACGTGAATTTTCTAGTGCAGAATACAAAATAGCTGAAGCAAAAGATGAATTATTATGGAGAGAATCAGTACAAAGAAGAATAGACGGAAGAAAAGCTAATTCCGAAAGTTAAAGTTTCGTAACAGATTACATAGTGGTGGCACTTTGTTGCTATACTTCTAAGGAAGTTCAAATTTATTATGACCACTAAAGAAGAACCAAAAAAACTTTACAAGATTGCTACTCAGACAATTTTGTACGAAACATTTGAAATAGAAGCTCATTCTTATGATGATGCTCTTGATAGAATGATGCCTACTATTTATGACGGAACTGACGATTATCCAGAAGAAGTCAAAAGAGTTTCTTGGTATTACGATCATAAAGATTACAAACCAGAAGATAGAGACACTAAAGGTCTAATCGGTATAAAGATTCCCGAAGAAGAGGCAGATAAAATGTCTTACCATGATTTTCTTGATACCGATGGTTGTCATTTAGGAGATTATAGAGAACCTACTGACAAGGAATGGGAAGAAGATCGTGCTCAAGCCATTGCGGATAATAGAGAGTACGCTTGCTAATGCTTTATTTTCGTTCATCGCTTGGAATTGATTTTCCAAAATCTCCTTACATAGGTCAGATCCATTATGATCCTGACCTTAAAAGGACATTCTGTTATAAACAAAAAGATCCAATAGATTGTATTTATGGCTGCATAGATATGTTTCGTTGGTTCGATATAACAGACAAAGAATTTTCCTAATGTCTGAGGCAAGATCCACCTGTAATATCTCCCAGGTGGTTACGCTGCTTTTTTGTAATCTTGGGAGCCATGACCCTCATACTCCATCGACACAATTTTACAAATGATATTACAAGTTCTCATCGAAGATTTAGTGGGGGGTCTAAGGGGTTTTCTAAATTTCCCCTGAGTTAATGACCCACTGAATAAGCTAACCTGATCTGTAAGTCCTCAGTCTACTATACTACACTAAAAAACATGACCACTAAACGATCATCACTATTTGAAAAAGATAAGCTGATACGAACTACAGTTCAGCTTAGAACATCTCAACATAAGGCATTAGAAAACCTTAGTGGGCCAGGTAAATCTATATCCCACCTGGTTAGAACTGCCATTGATATTTATTTAGAACCTATCTATGAACAGGCTCACGAGGATCAGAAAATGGACAGAATGTTAGCTGAACTTGAGGAAGCTGAAAGTAGAATGGAAAAACTAAATGAAAGAGCAATATCAATAGAAGATATTTTTGACGATTTAAAATCTACTGCTAAGTAAAAAATGAAAAGAATAACATGGGTCGAGTGCCCAGGCTGTAAGATGTACAGCGATCAAAAGGTGATTCGTTCTGAGCGAAATTCAAAATTTATAACAATTCGTAGAAGGTTTTGTTATGAGTGTGGACACAAATGGTTTACGATCCAATATCCAGAAATGATAGTGCCTGATATACAGGCTCGTTATGCTTCTCGTGAGTGACGTTTCTTTATTATTTTTCTATACTTCCAGTGCATATGAAGTTGCTCTATCCACCATCTGACTTTGTATATTCCTGTAGTTTTTCTTGTTGGTGTTTTCATTACAGCTAATGTTGCTTCCAGTTCTATTACTCTCATCATTGCTTTAGACAATACTGTTTCAGCCCTGGCATGATTTTTCATCATATCTATACAAAAAGCTTTTATTCTATCCACATCATCACAGGCCCATATTTCTCTACATCGAAGTTCTATTGCTAGTTCTGCTTCGGGAGGTAGTTCCGTATGAATCATTTTCATAAAGCCGTCATCTTTCATATCATTGAAGAGAGGTGGTAGAGCCTGGAAACATTCTGGCCTCAATAAAAGCAACTGCTTGATCGTCAATCGTGTTATCTGTTTGTTTGGCTATAGCCTTTAACAGATCCACTATCAATCTCTTCATTGCTTTAGATTTTATAAAGACTAGAAGAATAGGTTTTAGAATTTTTACCATCGTTTTTATGTGTTA